TAATCCAGTTGAATATGTAAATAATAAAGCACCAATGATTCCTGTTAGATTAATGTCATCTAAGAAAATAAATGATATGGGTTGGAAACCAAAGAGAAATCTAAAACAGGCATTAAAAGAAACAATTGAGTGGTATAAAGAAAATAAACACTTATACAACCCAAACTCAAAACCATAATGTCAGATAATAAGGACATACTAAAAAAATATGTTTGTGAAATGCCATTTATGTATACCGATGTACAGGGGCTTTCACAATTTGTTTGTTGTCCTTCTTGGGCTCCACATACTATTCGAGTTCATGAAGATGGTAGAGAAAAGTGGTCAGAAATAGATGAGACGGATGATGTAATGTTAAATTGGACATCTACTCAAGCACAAAATATTCGTAAATCAGTATTAGATGGTTCATACAAATATTGTGACCACAAAATATGCCCGAGATTAAATGAACTAATAAACACCAATAGAAAACCATATCTATTTAGAGAAATAGATGAGTTTAGAGAGGTTTATAATATTCATACCGAAGAAGATATCATAAATTATAAAACACCGCCTGAAGAGATTCTATTTGGATTTGATAGGAGTTGTAATTTAAGATGCCCATCGTGTAGAGTTAATTTAATTCCAAATGATGATTTGGAATCACCACAACATAAAGCAAAATTGCATCTATTAAAATCAATTGAAGATAACTTCGCAAGTAATTTGAAAAGAATAATGGTAACTGGAAGTGGCGACCCATTCTATTCTAAAATTTATAGAGATTATCTTATAAACTTTGATATAAAAAAGTATCCTAATTTAGAACAATTACAAATAATTACAAATGGTAATTTGTTAGATGAAAAATTATGGAATCAAATGAAAGCTAGCCCATATATTAAAACCATCGAAATAAGTATTGATGCAGGAACAAAAGATACTTATGAAAATAAAACCAGATTAAATGGTAATTGGGATAGATTAATAAATAATTTAAAATTCTTATCAACCCGTAATACAATAGATGAATTTATATGCTCTATGGTTGTTAGTAAACACAACTATAAAGAAATGTTTGATTTTTATGAATTAATAACTAATATATTTAAAAATTCAAATTTTAAAAGAGGATTAGCAATAAATTATAGACAATTGGTAGATTGGGGAACATATTCAGAAGATACTCTATTAGAATTACAAATTTTTAGAGAAGAACATAAATTATTTAAAGATTTTATAAAAGAACTTAAAAAAATACATAATAATCAATATGTAAATCATAATTTTCATCACTTAATAAAATAAGCATGAGTACACCACAATATTCACCATATAAAGATGAATTAACAAAATCAATGAAATTTCTAGCCGAAAAACCCGATACAATTTTCATTGGACAACAAATAGTTTATGCCGGCAATCCAATGAGTACAACTTTGGGTGATGTTCCAAAAGAAAAAATGATTGAAGTTCCTGTTATGGAAGAAACACAAATGGGGATGAGCCTGGGATTGGCTATGATGGGTAAAACCGTTATTACATTTTATCCAAGATGGGATTTTTTAGTATCAGCAGCAAATCAATTAATAAACCACGCCGATAAATTTGAACATATGACCGGTAAAAAAGTAAATATGTTAATTAGGGTTGGTGTTGGTAGTAAAGACCCGTTAGATCCGGGAATTCAACATAGAAATGACTATACGGATGAGTTTAAATCAATACTACAATTTACAAAAGTCCATAAGTTAAAACAAATTGAAGATATTTTACAATTTACAAAAGTCCATAAGTTAAAACAAATTGAAGATATTTATAAAATATATACGGAAGTATATGAGCAGGGCGGAATTCATATTATTGTAGAATGGCCTGAATTATATTTTAAAAATTAAATTATATGATAAAAAAACTACCAATTATTTCATTTTTTGTAAAACTTTACGAAAATTACAAAATGAAAAGAAAAATTGAAAAAAAATTACAAGAACTTAAAAAAAGAGACCCGTTTATATATAAAAATTTCTAAATGAAAGACATAATTCTTGGGTATGATGTAATGACATATAATGGAGAAATTCCAAATTGTCTAGACCATAAATTTTTATTTACAATTTATAAAGCATCAGATTTTTATTTTGCAAACTCATTAAAATATTTTACAGAAAGATGGAATAACCATTGGCCTCTTTATGTAAGTAATATGTATAATGATTTTGCAATTAAAAAATCTATATATGAACTTATTGAAGATAGAAAAAGGGGAAATAATTATGAGTGGTTTTACATAGTAGAACCATTTGCAAGTTTGGAAAACTTTTTTGGAAATGATAAATTTTATAACACATTTGCGTTAGAACTAATGTCACCGTTGGCTATAAAAGAAATTTCTAGAGGAAATGGAAAATTATTAATTAATTACATTATTGATGGTGGAACCGCATTTGAACGTAAAAATTTTCAAAAATTAATTGATTTTACAAAAGGCAATAATATTCCTGATGAAAAAGTATACTTTGTATTCGCAGATTTCAAACTTAAAAAAAATCTTGAAGATATGGGTGTTAACTATAATGTAATGGATTATAGTTATAACATGATAAGTAAAGCACAAGAATTTCACAATACTTTAAATAAACCAAATTACAAATATTGGGGAGAAACGGCATATGAACCACAATTTGGAGTTCCAGAAAGATATGCAAATAGTGTTGTTACACCCGATGAATTTGTAAATAGTATTGGAAAAACAAAAAAAGATTTTCTTTTGTTAAATAGACACTGGAAACTCCACAGATTATTACTATTGAGCCAATTACATAAAATAGGATTAGAAAATAATTTAGTTTCTTGGGATAATAAATTTGCTTATCAACTTCAAAGAGAAGAATTTTTAAAGTGTGATAATAATGAAGAATTTTTAAAATTAATTACAGAAACATCATCTATATTAGATATTACCGATTTGACTAAGATAGCCGGATTTGGATTTGAAAACAAAGAAATATATTTAAATACCTATATTAGTATAGTAACAGAATCTGTATTTTTTCAGCAAGCATCTGATTTTCCAAGTGGGTATTTGAGTGAAAAAATTTGGAAACCAATTGGACATTGTCAACCATTTATTTTAGCAGGTCCATCAAAATCATTAGAACATATTAGAGAACGTTTTGGATTTAAAACATTCCACCCATATATTGATGAAAGTTATGATATGGAAGATGACGATTTTAAAAGATTACAAATGATTCAAATGGAAATAAGTAAATTTGCATATAAATCAAAAGAAGAAAAAGACCAATTTTTAAATGATGTAAAAGATATTTGTATTCACAATCAAAATCTATTAATTGAATACGCATCTAGAAGTTGGAAACGAGATGAAGAAAATAAAGAAATGGAAAAAATAATTAATTTTTTAAATCCTCCAAAGAGTATTGTATAAACTAATAATCATTTTGGAATATTTATACATATGAATTCATTATTAGAAAAAGATAAACCAAAAATACAAGGTGAGATTGTAGTGTATGCTGGAAGATTTCAACCATTCCACAAAGGACATTATGATTGAATTTGGTTCTGCAAATGTTTATATTGCAACATCAAACGATACATCTTCTGGTAAATCACCATTTAATTTTAGTGAAAAAAAGGAAATAGCAACTAAAATGTTTGGTGTTCCTTCATCAAAATTTGTAAAAGTAAGTAATCCATATAGACCCGTTGAAATATTAAAAAAATATGACGGACAAACTATTGCATATATTGCAGCAGTAGGTGAAAAAGATGCAACAAGATTACAAGGTAAATATTTTAAACCATATAAAGGTAAAGCGGGATATGGTTATGATGAAATTGGTTATACATTTCCAATACCTGCAGAAGAAAATCCAATTAGTGGAACAGAGGTTAGAAAGGGTTTAGGAAGTAATGATAAAGAAAAAGCTAAAAAGTTTTTCTTAAAAGCATATCCAAAATTTGATAAAGAAATTTTTAAAATGATAACAGGTAAATTAAGTGAAGGATTTCCTGGTGGAATAGGTATGGGTTTAAATTTACCAGGAGGATATATTAATGGTGCACCAACTGGTTCAGTAGAAGAAAGTAATAATACAAAACCTTCTTATGAAATGAGACCAGAACCACATCCTACAAGACATGAAAAAGAGCATCCATCTGATGAACCTGATTGGCATAAAAAAAATGAACCATACGACCCTATTTCGGAATTATTAGATAAAATTATTGTAGAAGAAATATTTGAAGAATTTAGTAAACAATATTTCGGTGAAGAATCTGAAGCAGAAAAATTAGGATTAATCCATTTGGGTGGTGGATATTATAGTAAAGATGAAAAAGGCCCCGCAACACACAAATCCGATAATGGTAAAATTCGTGCATTAACACCGGATGAAATCGAAGCAGAAAAGCAAAAACAAATGGTTAAAGGACCATCGGATGCACCGGTAAATAAAGGAGATACTGAACAGGGTAAAATAGATAAACAAAAAGAAGAACCAAAATCAGCAGAAGAAAAACCTGAAGAACAGGCACCTCCACCTGAACAAAAATTAAGTGGAGTTGAATTAAAATCAACTGCAGAAAAAAAGTTAGAAAAAGAAAAAACTGGTCAAACAAAAGATGGACGTCTTAAAAATATAAAAGAAAAAATTAAAAATTGGAGTAAAGAAGAAAAACAAACTTTCTCAAAAATTCTTAATAAAAAGGAAGGACACGACCAAAGAAGAAGTTGGGGTCAGGCAATAATGGATAAGGCAAAAGGTGCAGGTAAAGCAATTATGCATGGTTTAAAACATGAATACCAAACATTTAAATCTGCAGGTGTAAGTGTAAAAACTTTAATGAGTGGTGGTAAATTAAATGATGAACAAAAAAAGAATTTAAAAAGTGTAGGAATAAAGATAGCAACAACTGCTTTATTTTCAGCAGTTGGTGGTGGATTGGCACATGGTGCAGTGGGATTATTAAAACACACCGCAATGGAGTTAATACCACATGCTGTTGGTGAAGCTGTGGCAATGGGAGTTGGTAGAGCAGCAATGTTCGCAGAAGGTGTGGATGAAGCAACTGCATTAAATATATTTGCAGCTGCAATTGCCGAAAGAATGCAAAATATGGATATAACTCCTGAAATTACAGAAAAAATAATTGATAGTTGGAATAATAAAAAAATGGAAAACAAATTTTCATTAAATGAGAATTTATCAGAAAGTAAACAACAATCAATCCAACATTTTGTAGAATTTGCAACCAAAAGATTAAAATTAAAAGAAACACCAAATGTTACATTGGTTGGTGGAAGAGAATTTGCAGAAATAAAAACCAGTTTAGGTGGATATAATCCTGCAGATAAATCAATATATGTTGCAACTGAAGGAAGATTAACTGCAGATATACTCCGAACTCTTGCACATGAGATGGTTCATAGAAAGCAAGATGAATTGGGATTAGTTAGAAATTTAGAAAAAGATGGAGCAGATGGTTCTCCAATAGAAAACCAAGCACATGCGGTAGCAGGAATCTTAATGAGAGAATATGGTAGAATCAATAAACAAATCTACAATGAAGATGTTAATGTAGATGTTGACAAAGGTGATACGGTTTTAATGGGTAAGTTTAAAAACAAAAAAGTTACAGTAAAGGATATTGGAACTGATGACCACGGAATGCCAACAATCAATGGTAGACAAGCAACTACATTTCGTAAAGTAGATGAAATGGGTAGTAAAGATATTCATTTTTCAAATATGATTAAATTGTATAAAAATTCTAAATTTCGTAAAAGAATAAATGCATATCTTTTTGGAAATCCAAACGGATATAAAGCAAATGATGTTGCGAGAATGCTTCGTAATATGGGATATGATGAAATAACTAAAATGGAAAAAGAGTTAAACATACAACCAAATTTTGATGAACAAATGTTAGAATTATATAGTGATGTTGAAAAGTATATATCAGAAATTAGTTTAAATACAACACAAGATGGTGTTCCAGATGGTGGATATGTTCCAAAGGGAAGAGTGAGAGTTTTAGATGGACAAGATGGTGTAAATAAAGAAGAAGAGTGGTATACAAATGGTGGATATACTCAAAAAGATTTTCCAAAAGCAGATGCAATATTTGGTGATGATGAAGCCGAAGAAAGAACAATTAGATATACAATTAAAAATCTTCCTGATGTAGATTATATTGAAACGGATTTTATTAAGGAAGGTTTACTTTTAGAAGGTGGAGCGTATGGACATATGAGTCACCCATTTGATGATATGGATTTAACTTTTGGTGACTTGAAAGATATTATAACAAAAGCACTTAATGGTGATTTGGGAGTAGTTAGAGAAAAAACAGATGGACAGGCATTAGCAATCAGTTGGAAAAATGGTAGATTAATCGCAGCTCGTAATAAAGGACATTTACAAAATGCTGGAGCAAATGCATTGGGTATAGAGGATGTTGCATCTAAATTTGCCGGAAGAGGTGGATTAACCGATGCATACAATTTTGCAATGAGGGATTTATCTGCAGCAATTAGTGGTTTATCAGAAGCACAGAGAAAAAAGATTTTTAATGAAGGAAAATGTTTTATGAATTTGGAGGTAATATGGCCTGATTCAGTTAATGTTATTCCATATGGACAAGCATTATTAATATTCCACAATACAACTTGCTATGATGAAAAAGGTGTAGCAGTTGGTGCAGATGGAGGAGCAGCAGGAATATTGGCAGGAATGATTAAACAAATAAACGCCGATGTTCAATCAAAATATACAATACAAGGGCCTCCAATTACTGAAATTCCAAAAAGTGATGATTTAAGTTCAAAGCAAGGAAAATATTTGTCTAAATTAAAAAAATTACAATCTCAATTTGGATTAAAAGATTCGGATAATGTTGCCGACTATCATCAAAGTTGGTGGGAAAATTTTATTAATACCAAAGCTCCTGTAAAAATTGATAAACTTACAAAAGAAGCATTGATTAGAAGATGGGCATTTGGTGATAAATCATTTAGATTAAATACAATATCAAATCCTAAGTTACAAGAATGGGCAATGGAAAACGATAAAGTAAATGTTGCAAAACAACAAAAGGATAATATTAAACCATTTGAAGAGATATTTTTAGGAGTGGGTGCAGATGTTTTGGAATTTGTTGGAAGTGTTTTAACCGTTCATCCGGAAAAAGCAATTAGAAAAATGAAACAAAAATTCAAATCAGTTGCAGACCAAGTTAGAACATCCGGAGACCCATCTAAAATACAAAAATTAAAACAAGAGTTACAAAGATTAAATCAACTTGGTGGTATAGAAAGAATAGTTGCAAGTGAAGGTTTGGTTTTCTTCTATAATGGGAAAACTTATAAACTTACAGGCACATTTGCACCACTAAATCAGATACTTGGTATTTTTTACTCTTAATTTGATATATATTATAATAATAAACAGTTACAAAAGGAAAGATTAGTATGGCAAAAAGAAAAAGTTTTGAAGAAAAAAACAAACACATTCACAAATCTCGTAAACTAATTATAGATACGGTATTTGGTAGAGAAGATAATACTCAAAGAGTGTTTGGTTATGAAAAAGAAGCTGAGAAGAAAAGAGAAGTTGGTGAAGTATGGACAGATTCCGAAGGTAAAACTTGGGAACAAAAAGAAGGATTTAAAATATCCGTCAGCAAAATGGATGATGTTAGAGAGTATTTAAAAAAACTAACTACATGTCATTCAGAAAATTGTGAAACTACAACTTACGCATACGCAGACAAAAAAATGATATCCAGAACAGGATATTGTGTTGTTTGTATGAGAAAGTTGGAGCAAACGTTGAGAGAGGATGGAACGTGGCCATTCTACGAAGATTACAAAATAACTTTAAATAAGTTAGCATTTGTAAGAGAAGAAAAACAAAGAATGGAAGAAGCATTAGGTGGAATCAAAGACCATTTTGAAACTGTCACAGAAGATGGTAGACTTGAAAAATGGAATTGGCAAGTGGATATTGAGAAAGTAAAAACAGATTTAAAAAACGATATTAATGGTGCTTATGATGCTATCGAAGCATTGATAGAACGTAAGTTGGCATTAGAAAATAAGTTACAAGAATTAAAACACCCAGAATTAGTAAAATAAAAAATTATGAAAAAATTATTGAATTTAAAAAACATTGCAATTGCAGTATTAGTTGTTATCGTATTATTGGAATATTTTAACCCAGGTGGAGTTATGCCAGGCAAAACTATCAAAATTGATGGTAAAAAATACGAAGTATTAAAGCACACAATCGACACGGTTGAAGTAGAAAAAGTAAAAGTTGTCACTAAAAAAGGAAAAGATATTGTGCATGAAGTAATTGATGTGGATACATTAGTTTTAAAAGAATTAGTAAATGTAGATACAGCAGCATTACTTAAAGATTACTTAGCAAAAGTAGTTTACAAAGATACCCTAACTTTAGATGGTGGATTGGGAACTATCGCATTAACCGATACTATCACAAAGAATAGAATTTTAGGTAGAACTTGGGATGCTAAAGTAAAAGAAAGAATTATTAAAGAAGAACTTATTGTTAAAGAACCTGCAAAAAATCAAGTATATTATGGTTTCAATGGTGGATTTAATAAAGCAGATGTAGTATCACACGTTGGTGCCGGTGTTATATTAAAAACTAAAAAAGATAAAATTTACCAATTGGGTGCAGGTGTAGCAAATAGAACGGTTGATGGAACTAATGGTAATTTATCACCATATGTTGGGGCTGGTGTGTATTGGAAGATTAAATTCAAAAAATAATGTCAGTACAAGGGCAACCAAAGAAAACCCTTAAAGAGATAATTGCTGAAGAATATCGTAAATGTGCGTTAGACCCCATTTACTTTATGAAAAAATATTGTATCATTCAGCACCCGGTGAGAGGAAAAATACCCTTTCACCTTTATCCTTTCCAGGAGGGATGTTTAACAGATTTCAAAGAAAATCGTTTTAACATTATATTAAAGAGTAGACAATTAGGTTTATCGACTCTTTCTGCCGGATTTATTCTTTGGAAAATGTTATTCAACCAAGACTTTAACGCATTGGTTATTGCAACTAAAGTGACTGTTGCAAAAAACTTAGTAGAGAAGGTAAGAGTTATGCACGACTTACTTCCTATTTGGTTAAGAGATGGTAGTAATAGTTCTGTGGAAGATAATAAACTTTCTCTTAAATTAAAAAATGGTTCACAAGTAAAAGCAATCGCAAGTTCTCCAGACGCAGGTCGTTCTGAAGCCCTATCACTATTAGTTGTGGATGAGGCGGCATTCATTAGAGATATCGATGAAATTTGGTTATCAGCACAATCAACTCTATCAACGGGTGGTTCTGCTATTGTATTATCAACACCGAATGGTGTGGGTAACTGGTTTCATAAAATGTGGGTAGAGGGTGAGAATGGAACAAATGGTTTCAATTGTATCAATTTACATTGGACAGTTCACCCTGAAAGAAATCAAGCGTGGAGAGATGAACAAACTCGTATCTTAGGAGTTAAGGGAGCAGCACAGGAGTGTGATTGTGACTTTGTCAGTTCAGGTGATACTGTCATAGACCCACAACTATTAATGTGGTATAAAGATACATACATAATGGACCCCGTAGAAAAAAGAGGATTTGATGGAAACCTTTGGGTATGGGAGCATCCAAATTACAATAGAGCATATATGGTAGTTGCCGACGTTGCTAGAGGTGATGGCTCGGATTTTTCAACCGCACAAGTATTAGATATTGAAGATTGTTCTCAAGTTGCAGAATATAGAGGTAAAATTGAAACAAAAGATTTTGGAAACTTTTTAGTTGGATTAGCAACCGAATATAATAATGCACTTTTAGTTGTGGAAAACTCAAACGTAGGATGGTCTACAATTCAACAATGTATTGATAGAGGATATGGAAACTTATTTTATATGAGTGTTGATTTAAAATATATCGATGTTCAAAAACAAATGAGTAATAAATTTTATAGAGATGAAAAGAAAATGGTTGCAGGATTTTCAACTACTTCTAAAACTCGTCCTTTAATTATATCCACATTAGATACATACATAAATGAAAAAGAAATCCTAATTCGTTCAAATAGATTAATTGATGAATTGTTTACTTTTATTTGGAATGCAGGAAGAGCGGAGGCAATGAAGGGATATAATGATGACCTTTCAATGGCACTTGCAATTGGATTATGGGTTAGAAATACCGCATTGAGATTAAAGCAAGAAGGTATGGATTTGACAAAAACAATGTTAAATTCAACGCAAGTTACTCAATATTCTGGTATTATGTCAACAGGTCATTTAAAACAAAACCCATATGAAATGGATTTGGGTAAAAAAGGAACTGAAAATTTACATTGGTTATTAGGATAATTTTATATTTATAAGTTGATATGATAAGATTAATTGACCTTTTAGATGAAGACCTTAGAAAATGGTTTGGTAAAGGAAAGTGGGGTGGAAAAGGTGGAGGCGGATGGGATAGATATAATTCTAGTGGTGAAAGAGTTGGTAAGTGTGGAGATGGAGAAGAAGGAGATGCATATGCGGCTTGTTTATCATCTGCAGCAGCATCCAAATTAGGAAAGAAAGGTAGAGCAAGTTTTGTAAAAAGAAAAAGAGCAAAACAGAATGATAAAGGTAGGGGTGATAAAGGAGATGGAGGAAAGGGAAAAGCACCTGTAAGAGTGAGTTGGGATAAAAAGGGAAGTGATAAAAAATATAATCCACCTAGTTAATATGAACGAAAAGTGGACACAAAAGTATAAACGCTCAATTGATTGTGATAACCCAAAAGGATTCAGTCAAAAAGCACATTGTCAAGGAAGAAAAAAAAATGAAATGACAACAGAACAAAAATTAAATTTATTCTTAGAAAAGAATTGTCCAACTGACCCAGCAAAATGGTCAGCATCTAAATCTGCAGCAAAAGCTAAATTTGATGTATATCCATCAGCGTATGCAAATGGATGGGCTGCAAAAAACTACAAAGAAAAAGGTGGTGGATGGAAAGCTTGTAGTGAAAGTATAGAATTGAATGAGGGATGCTGGGATGGGTATCAGCAAATAGGAATGAAAGAAAAAAATGGTAAAATGGTTCCAAATTGTGTACCTGTAAAAGAAAATATTAAAGATATGAAATTAGTTAGTTTATTACCTGTAAATGTTTATAATGAAGATAATCATTTACCAAATCATCCTCAAAGAAGAGATGATGATAGTGAAATAAATTATGGCACAATTGAGCCGGATGAATATGATGTAGAAGATGAAGATATGGAAGATTTTATTTCATTTATGAGAGCATACGCAAAGGAATTAAATGAAGCAAGTTGTCCATGTGTATTTGAAGCAGAATATCAGGGTAGAGAAGTTAAGTTAGGTAAACCAATGCAAGGCGATGTAAAGAAATTTAAAGTTTATGTAAAAAATCCTGCAGGTAATGTAGTTAAAGTAAACTTTGGTGACCCTAATATGAGAATTAAAAAATCAAACCCAGATAGAAGAAGAAGTTTTAGAGCAAGACACAATTGCGATAATCCAGGCCCAAGACATAAGGCAAGATATTGGAGTTGTAGAAAATGGTAATTTGGTAATTACGGATTTTTTTCGTATATTATAAAAAATTTTATATAAATGGCAGATAAATCAATATTTAGTAGGTTACAAAAATTATTTTCAACAAACACCATTGTTAGAAAAACACAAGATGGTGTGAAAGTAATTGATACGGATGAGTATCAAAATATGACCACAAACTTAGTTGACCGTTTCATGAAAATGAAAGTGACAAACTATGGAACAGGTACAACACAATCATCTTTAGCATATCAACAAGTTAGAATTGACTTGTTTAGAGATTATGATTCAATGGATACTGACCCAATATTATCATCAGCATTAAATACATATGCGGATGAGTGCACTGCTAGAAATGAATTGGGAAATGTATTAAAAATTCATCATGAGGATGATAATATAAAACAAATCCTTGAAAATCTATTTTACGATATAATGAACATAGAATTTAATCTATGGCCATGGACTAGAAACTTAGTTAAGTATGGTGATTTATTTTTACAATTAGAGATAGCAGACGAATTGGGAATTGTTAATGTAATGCCATTATCTAATTACGAAGTTAGTAGAGTTGAACAATTTGACCCACAAAATCCACAAAGAGTTAAATTTGTATACGCTCCATATCAAAACCCAACAGGTGGATATCCACAAACTCCAAAGAAAGAATTGGAGAATTATGAAATGGCACATTTTCGTTTAAATAACGACTCTAACTTCTTACCATATGGTAAATCTATGTTAGAAGGTGCAAGAAGAGTTTGGAAACAATTGATGTTGATGGAAGATGCTATGTTGATTCACAGAGTAATGAGAGCACCTGAAAAGAGAATATTTAAAATTGATGTTGGTAATATTCCACCAAACGAAGTGGATAACTACATGCAAAAAATTATCAATGCATCTAAAAAAGTTCCATTTGTTGATGAAAGAACAGGTGAATATAATTTAAAATATAATATTCAAAACTTAATAGAGGATTTTTATATGCCGGTTCGTGGTAATGATAATGGAACCGCAATAGATACTCTAAAAGGTTTGGAGTATAATATGATTGATGATATTAACTACTTAAAAAATAAGTTAATGTCAGCATTACAAATTCCAAAAGCATATTTAGGATACGAAGAAGATACAAATGGTAAAGCAACTCTTGCAGCAATGGATGTTAGATTTGCAAAAACTATTGAAAGAATACAAAGAGTTATTGTTTCTGAATTAACAAAAATTGCAATTGTTCACTTATATGCTCAAGGTATAAACGATGATAAATTAACAAATTTCACATTAGAATTAACTATTCCATCTAAAATCTATGAGCAAGAAAAAGTTGAATTATACACTTCAAAAGTTGCATTAATTCAATCAATGCAACAAACAAAAATGGTTTCTAAAAAATGGATGTATGAAACTATTTTAGGAATGGCAGAAGATGAGCAAGATGCAGAAACATTGGGAGTATTAGAAGATACAAAACAACAATTCCGTTTAACTTCAATTGAAACACAAGGTGTAGACCCTGCTAAAGAAACAGGAGTTGAACAACCTACGAATGTAGAAGAAGAATTAAATAGATTAAAATCTGAATTAGAAGAAGAAGGAAAAATTGGTAGACCTAAAGACCCTGTTAGATATGGTAAAGATGACCATCCTGAAGGAAGAGACCCGTTAGGAATAAAAACTCTTAAACAAAAAGAAGGTTCTGTAAAATATAAACCAAGAGATTCATATTTAGAAATTTTCAAAGATATGAATGGAAATAAAAAGAAGATTTTGACAGAAGATTTAACAAAAGAGTAATAAACCGATAATTGAATATATTTATATCAGAATAATTATACAATTTAATGAAAAAAATTAAACATTCGAAATTTAAAAATACGGGATTCATATTTGAATTATTAGTTAGACAAATCACCGCAGAAGTAATGTCAGCTAACAAATCCGTAGCAGAAAAAATCTTAAAAGAATATTTTAACGCAAAGAAAGAATTATCTAAAGAATTAAAATTATATCAATATTTAATTAACGAAAAGTATAATTCGGAATCAAAAGCCGAACAATTTATCAATACAATTTTGGAAGCTAGAAAAAGATTAGATGAAAAAAAGCTTACAAAAGAAAAATATAATCTTATTAAAGAGATTAAAGAAACTTACAATTTAGATGAGTTTATTAAATCTCCAATTTCAAATTATAAAACATTAGCATCTATTTATAAAATATTTGAAACTGTTATTACAGATGAACAATACGAACCAACCGATATAGTTTCATCTAGATTTACAATTACGGAAAATATTATCAATACTTCTATTCAAAATAAAGATTCTAAAATGAAAGATGCTGTTTTAGAAGAATATAGAAAGCAAGATGAAGATTTAAGAGCAGTATCTTATAAATTATTAGTAGAATCTTTTAATTCAAAATATAAAAATCTTACCGATGAACAAAAAGGATTATTAAGAGAATATATTAATAACATTAATAATACCGGTAAGTTAAATGAATATGTGAGTAATGAAATATCCAAATTAGTTGCTGATTTAAAAGAAGTTGGTTCTAAAATTTCGGATAAAGTTACAAAAATTAAATTAGCAGAAACAATTTCAAATATTAGAAAAGTTAAATCTGTTAAAAAAATAAAAGAACAACATTTATCAGCAATGATGATGACATACGAATTGTTAAAAGAATTAAAAGAATCGATAAAAAAATAAAAAATGACAAATTATAGAATTTTTAACGCAAAAGAATTTACAGCAGGACAATCAGGTTCTTTAGATAGAGCTTGGGGTGTTATGAGAGGTTCAGCGGTTTGTTCTGGCTCCGTATATGTAGAGGGTGTTGTAGATGGTAATTATAGTGGTTCGGTTTCACAGACTACTAACTATTCAATTATTAAACTTGAGCATTTAGCAGTAGGACAACCAGTTCCTTGCTATGTTCAAAGTATAGTAGTAACATCAGGTAACGCATATCTATTAGCATAAAATTTAAACGGAGAATAAAATGCCAGCAGTAAGTAAAGCACAACAAAGATTTATGGGTATGGTTCACGCTACACAAAAAGGCGATATGGAAGCACCATCACCGGAAGTAGCAAAAGCAGCTGATTCAATGTCTGATAAAGATGCCAAAGATTTTGCATCAACATCCCACAAAGGATTGCCTGATAAAAAAGAAGAACAACTTCAAAAAATTAAAGAAATCATTCGTAAAATTGTTAGAGAAAGAATGATTGATGAAATGAATACAACTGGAAATGTAGCTGGGTATAATACTCCATTTGCATTTAGTGGTAAGGATGGGGAAAAGAAAAAAGCAAAAAGACAAGCTGACTTAACAGGATATAGTGTAGTAAGTGAGAATCGTTGGTTGGCATTGAGACAAGATGAATCAACTGCACAGGCAAAAATAGGTAGAGGTATATCTAATATCAATAAACAATTAAAAGAAATGGAAAGATTTCTTAATTGGTATGGTAAGATTAAGAACGAAAGTGGTGTAGATAATAAAAGTTATTGGAAAAGAACTAATAATCATATTTATAGTATAAAAGAAAGATTAATTAAATTAGACCAAAAAATCAGACAAATTTCAGAATAATGAAAACAGCAGAATTAAAAGAACTTATCCGTCAGGTAGTTAAAGAAGAAAACGATTATCAACAATTGTTTAAACATATGTTAGATAGAACAGGTAAGTCTATTTCTGACATGTCCGATGAAGAAAAGAAAAAGTTTTTTAATGCAGTAGATAAAGCTGCAAAAGCAAAGTCGGAAGGTAGATTAACAGGTTTGCCAGAAGAACTAACTGATAAGCAAAAACAATTGGATGTTGATAAAGATGGTGAAATCGAAGGAAGTGATTTAGCAGCATTAAGAAAGAAAGATTAATATGAATAAAGGATTATTGATAGAAACGCATTTGTTTGAAGCAAAGCTTGTAAAAGAAGAAAACGGAACTTATTTAGTTCAAGGTATTCTTCAAAGAGCAGGTGCACCAAATCAAAATAATAGAAGATATCCAAAAGAAATCTTAATGAGAGAGTGTGAAAAATATAATCAACTCATCAAAGAAAGAAGAGCATTGGGTGAATTAGACCATCCAGATTCTCCTGTAATTAACTTAAAGAATGTATCACATAACATTAGAGAAATTTGGTGGGATGGTGATGATGTAATGGGTAAAGTAGAAATTCTTTCGACTCCATCGGGTAATATTCTTAGAGAGTTATTAAAAAACAATATTCGTTTAGGTATTTCTTCAAGAGGATTAGGCTCGGTAAAAGAATTGAGAGATGGAACCGTAATGGTACAAGAAGATTTTGAGTTAGTAGGTTGGGATTTTGTTTCTAATCCATCTACACATGGAGCATTTATGGCACCAATAAATGAATCTAAGCAATGGAAACAAATTGCAGATGAATGTGGAAAGTGGTGTAAAGCACAAGATTTAATGAGAGAAATCATAATTGAATTAAACTAATATGGCAAAGTTAATAAACTTAATACCATCTAATTATACAACAGCAGAAGTTCTTTCAAAGGAAGAATTTAATGAAGAATTGGAAGATATGGATGTCAATTTACCTTCTAAAGTGGAAAGATTTTTAGATAGAGCATTGCAAGTTATTAAATCATATAACTTACCAAGAAAAAAAGAACAATTAGTAATTGCAAAAATGGTAGATGCATTAGGAATGACACCATCAGATTTACAACAGGCAGTTGCTAAATTAAAAAAATATAAAATTGTAAAGAGATAATTTATGATAAAGTTAAAAGATTTATTAAAAGAAGAAGAAGATTTTCAACAATTACCTACTGAACTAAAAAAACATTTTTTAGAAATAATTTCAACTTATGGTCAACATAGAGAAGGTATGAGTAGAAAATCTGATATTATGCAAATTGCAGAAACATTGGGTGGAATAGCAGATGC